TTTTATTTAATGAACAAAATTCTGGAGAAACTTGTTCTTTTGCCACAACTTCGGCTGCTGGTGTTTTGGTTAGATGTGGCGATATTATTGAAATTTCAGACAGTTTAAAATCTGGGGTCAGAAGAGGTGGTTTGTTGTCCTCTGTCACAAGCACAACTGTTGTTGTATTAGATGATGAAGATTCAACAGATATTCCAAGTCTTACTTTAAGTCCAACCTTATCTGTAGTTTTACCAGATGGATCACTTGAGACAAAAACTATAAGCGGTATAAGTGGCAAAACAATAACTGTATCATCTGCATTTTCAACAGCACCAAATGTGAATGCACCTTATGTCTTAGAAAATTCAACATTAGAAACTTCTACATGGAAAGTAGTTTCAGTAAGTGAAAATGAAGATTTAACTTTTTCTATTACAGCGCTTGAACATAATGAGGGGAAATATGCTTTTGTTGAAGATGGTACAGCTTTACCAACAAGAAATATCAATACTTTAACTCAAGTTTTAAACCCACCAGAGGGATTACAGGCAACAGAACAAATTGTACTAATTAATAATAAAGCTGTATCTAAAATATTACTTGATTGGCAAACACAATCAGGGGCGGCAAGGTATGAGCTTCATTACAGAGTTAATAATGGAAGTTTTACA